CGGTACCGTTGCAGGACTCGGACCTGATCGGCTGGTGGGCGAAGATGGAACTGTTCAACCCCGATGGTCCGCTCGGCGATGAAGACCTGTTTTACATTGACCTGGATACGGTCATTGTCGGCAGCATAAAGCCGTTGATGGATGCAGCGCGCGGCAGTCGCCATATCGTCATGTTGAGTGACTTCTACCATCCCCAGCATCCGGCATCCGGGCTGATGTATATCCCGGCGCGCATCAAGCGGCGTGTATGGAACGCCTGGTCCGTCAATCCCTATTGGTTCATGGTGCGCCATCGCCAGCCCGGTCGTGGCGGCGATCAGGGTTTCGTCGCGGAGTTCGCAGGCCAGGTGATCCGCTGGGACGAGTTGTGTCCCGGCGCAGTCGTCAGCTACAAGAAGCACATCGCTGCACCGGGAATGCCCGGTTACACCAAGGGCGTTTCGATGGGTGACGGCACGCTTCCTGCCGGTGCGGTTATCGTTGCCTTCCACGGGAACCCCCGTCCTTGGGACTTGAAGAAATGCAAACCATCATTGTCGGACACCACTCCCGCATCGACTGGATCGGGCGACTCCAAGAAGTCATCCCCGGAGCAGCAGCCGTTGTCGATTCGGCCAACGAAGGCGCACTCAAAGGACACGTCAAGGCGCTCGAAATCGCGCAAGCGGTAGGGGAACGCTGCATCATCATGGAAGACGACGCTATTCCCGTACAGGGGTTCGAGTCGTTGGCCGAACACTGGTGCGATAGTTTTCCTGATCGACTCATCAGCTTCTATTTGGGTACAGGTAGGCCAGCATCGTGGCAAGCGCGCGTGGATGAAGCACTAGCAACTACGTTAGCCGGTTACATCCGCCTTCCGCGACTGATCCACGGGGTTTGCTATTCCTTACCCGTTGACGGTATTGGTCGCACGCTGGACCGCCTATACCGGTTCGGAGAGTGCAGCGAAGGGGCCGACTACGCGGTGGGACGGGCTTGGGGCCGGGATGTCCTCTATCCTGTAGAATCGCTGGTGGAGCATCGCGACGGGCAGAGCGTGGAGCGTCACCCGGACGGGGAACCGCGAATCGAACAGCGCGTCGCACGCAATCTGGCAGGTCCACTCATGTACGAAAGGTGATCGCATGGTTAGCATCGAACTCGCTCGGGAACACCTGAAAGCCGATGGGGACGATGACGACCTCATCACCCAATACATCGCCAGCGCCACCAGCGTTTGCGAAGGCTATTGCAACCGGAAGTTCTACGCTGACTCCACTGCCAAAGATGTCGATTACGCGCTGGCCCTGGCCGAACTGGAAGCCGCCAAGCAGGTTCGGGACGATGCGCTCGATGCCACGGACGACTGCGACGTGCAGAACGTCATCAACAATACCTGGATCAGCGCGCGCGGAGCCTGTATGGCCCGCCTCAACGGCGTGGTGATCGACGACACCATCGCCGCTGCGATCCTGCTGGTCACGGGACGCCTGTACCGCGTGCGGCAGGACGTGGCTGCCGGCCAGGGCGTGGCGGCGGTCCAGGTGCCGGAAGGAGCCAAGCGCATCCTGGAACCGTATCTGTGGATCGGCGACCTCGGGGGCGCATCATGATCGGGGATCGCAATCGACTGGTGGAGTTCTGGAAGCCTTCGGGTGCCGTCAACGAGGCCAACGAGCCGTTGCCCGACGCCTGGGTGCCGTACAAGAGCAAGTGGGCGCACATCAAGGGTGAAACCGGCATGGGCACTATCCGTGCCGCAGCATCGGCGGGTGGCGTCAACACGCCGCTGGATCGCTATTCGTTCCGGGTCAACTACGATACGTCGATCACTATCGACATGCAGGTTCGCGAAAAAGACGGAACCCGTTACAACATCCTGTCGGTGCGCCACGACAAGGTGGATCGCAACTGGACGGATGTGGTCGCCGAAACCGGGGGATCGAATGGCTAAACGCACTCGCGTCGATATGAGTGAAGTGTTCTCGGGGCTGGATCGTCTTGCTGCCGCCCAAGAACCTATTGCTCGTGCGATGGGGGTAGCGATGGGGCAGGAAGTGCGCGATGAAGCCAAGGTGCGTGCGCCGGTTTTGGAACCCGGTGGCGAGGGTTACGACCAGCAGCAACCAGGAACGTTGCGCGACGCGATCTACCTGGCGTTCGACAAGCGCAAGCATGTACTGAACCCGAATGCGTACACCTATGCCGTAGCGTGGAACTCCAAGCGTGCGCCGCATGGGCACCTGAAAGAGTTTGGATTCACACAGTCGTATGTTGTGGCCCAAGGTGCGACGACCGGTTTGTGGTACACGCCATTGTCGGGGAAGAAAGCAGCCAAGGGTCGCAATGTAGGTTTCCCGCGTCCGGACGGCCCACTCGTCGTTGCACCCGAACCTTTCCTTGGCCCTGCGTTCGACGCAAAGCAACCGCGTTTGCTGTCGATTGCCATCGAGGCTGGTGGTATCAAGTTTACGGAGGTTGTGTAATGCTGCTTGAAGCCATCGTTCCAACACTGCTGAACTCGCTGGTTGGCAACCGCGTATGGGAATCGTCAACGCCTGACGGTGACTTGCCGCGCGATGCCAACGATAACATTCTGGACTTCATCATCTGGACGCAGAATGGCGGCCAGGATGCGGAATATGTGGGCCAAACGATGGGTTCCCACAGTAACGCTCGCTTGCAGGTGATCTACTTTTCCCCGTCCGGTTTGACCGCTGGAACGGGCATCAAGGCGGTGCGTGACCGGCTGCTGGCGTCGGATTATACTGTGGGGGTCTACGGTTCGCCGGTTGGCACCTACGACACCGCACGCAAGTTGAAGGGCCGGATGCAGCAGTTCTCCATCTGGTATCCGCAATAAGCGTTAACGACAACTAGCGAGGGAAACTCTTATGCAGACTTTCATCAATGGTGCCAAGTACGCTTTCAGCACGAGCTTGGCCGAAGCCGTTGCCATCACCGCCATCAGCAACGCCGCAGAAGCCGTTGCCACGGCAGCCGTCCTGCCCACCGAAGGCGACATCGTGTTGCTCAAGTCCAACTGGACCGACCTCAACGATGTGGCTGCCTACGCTTCCGATCCGGCGGGCGGCACGTTCACCCTGTCCGGCGTGGACACCAGCGACGAGGACTACTTTCCCGATGGCGAGGAAACTCCGGCGTCGTACCAGGTGGCGGGCGATTTCGTGTCGCTGTCGCAGATTCGCGAAATCGCGCAGTCGGGCGGCGATACCAACTCGTTCACCTGGGGCTACATCGACTCGCGCTCGCCGCGTCAGATGAGCAAGCCCACGGACCAGAACCCGCTGATACTGACCTTCACCCTGGACTACGATCCGACGCTGCCGTGGGATGCCGCGCTGGAAGCGGTCAGCAAGGCCAGGCAACTGGTGGTGATGCGCGAACGCCTGCCGACCGGCGACGTGTTGCTCTACACCGGCTACCTGTCGTACCAGAAGTCCCCGTCGCGTGTGCGCAACGAGAACATGACCGTCACGGCCACCATGTCGATCAACTCGGAAATCCTGCGTTACCCGGCGTCGTTCTTCGCTGGTTCCTGACCGGCGAACGGTAGCCCGGTGTGACGCGGGACACACCGGGCTACCACCTTTCCCGCATCCCGTGAGGTAGCGACATGCTGACCAAGAAGACCCCGGAAACCATCAAGGGGGATTTGACCATCAAGGCACAGGGGGTGGAAAACAACCTGCTGCTGACCTATCACAACCGTACTCCGGATGAGTACGAAGCGTTCGTCAAGAACCCGGAGAACATGAAGTTCCCCGAAGCACTGCGGCAGGACGATGCGGTTGCACACGTCAACACCACGTTGGCCCTGTTCCTGGTCAAGTCGTTCGATGACGGCACCGACAAAGAGTTCCCGCTGACGCGCGAAGGTCTCATGGACCTGGAACGCCACTGGCCCGGCGTTCTGTTCGGCATCATCCGTGGTTATCACAAGTCGCGGGCGGCAGAAGTCGAAAAAAACTGAAAGCGGCGGTTGCTGACACATACTGGCGACCGCCGAGCAGCGAGCAACTAGCAGCATGGAAGGGGAAAAGGACAGCAGCAGACTACCCGGAACCAGTGTGCGAAGTGTGGCATGAGAACTACGATCAGGTCGTTTGGTTTTGCAGCTTGAGTACGCAGTTCAACTACAACGCATTCGGGGCAACGGGTTTCAACTACATTCTCGCGTACAGGGAGTACGATGATATGGGTCTTATCGGCGAACAACGCGAAGAATGGAAGTGGAAGTTGAAGGTCATGGAAGTGGAAGCGTTGAGGCACATCAACAGACCCGCGAAG